ACGCCGTACAGCACGGCACCGGCGGCCGCGGACACAAACGACGCCGCGAGCTGGTAGGCAACCTTGACCGTCGATACCAGCGGCGACACAAGCGCCGCCACGCCGGTCGACAGCGTCTTGACCGCGAACCCTGCGGCCGTGAGCGTGCCGCCGACCGCCACCATCGCCGCCCCGACAGCCAAAGCCTGCTGCACGAAGACCTTGTTTTCGCTGATGTACCTCGACACCTGGCCGACGAGGATCGCGATTGACGATGACAGTCCGGCCATAGCCGGCGCGACGGCGGCGCCCACAGTGACGGTCACGGCCTTGAGCGCCGTCATCAGCTCGCCGATCGAGTCGTTGAGTCGTGCCGCGGAGTCGGCCGTCTCCTGATCCATCACGATGCCGAGCTGCTCGGCCTGCTGCATGAGCGCCCGGATGCCGCCGGCACCGTCCTCGAGCATGGGCAGGAGCGCGGTGCCGGCACGGCCGAAGACGGCCATCGCCAAGGCCGCCCGCTCGCCCGGGTCCTGCACCTGCGCGAGCGCGTCGGACAACGCCAGAAACTGATCCTCGGGCGACAGCTGCTTGAGCGCGTTGACGTCCACGCCAAGCCGTTCAAACGCTTTGGCGGCGGCCTTGCCACCCTGTGATGCCGTGTCGAGCGTCCGCTGCATCGTGCGGATGCCCTTTTCTAGCGTGCCGATGTCGGTGCCCGACTGCCCGGCCGCAAACCCAAACGCGGACACGGCCTCGGTCGACAGGCCGGTGCGCGCGGCCATCTTCTGCACCGCATCCCCGACCTCGGAGAATGCAGCCGCCGCGCCGGCGATCGGCGCCGTGATCGCACTGCCGGCAGCCATGAGTCGGCTGCCGATCGACATCATCGACGAGCCGAGCTGCCCCATCCGCTTGTTGATCGTGCCGAGGGCCGCAAACAGCTTCTTCGGGTCCGCGCCGATCTCGACGTAGACCTTGCCCTGGCGGACTGCGTTGGCACTCATGTGTTCACCTCATGCCAATTCGGCCCGAGCAGCTTGCGGATCTCGTCGGGCGTCGCCTGGCGAGGCGCTGCCTTTTTCGCGAACGGGTTGAACTCGATCGGCTTGGCTTGCGGCTGTCCCTTGCTGCGGTGCAGGTTGGCCTGCTGACTCATGAGCCACGCGACCCGCCACCACTCCTGCTCTAGACGAGCGTCGCGAGCGGCGAAGAGTCCACGGATGGTCCATTCATCTGGGTTGACTCCGAGGATTCCTGCGGCCTCGTAGATGGCGTCCCAGATTGTGCGAGCAGGGACTCGACCGTCGTCTGTTGCAGTTGCGCCTCCGCCCGATTGGCCAGCTCGGCCTGCAGCTCGTCCATTCGCTCGACGAGCTGCTTGATCATGCGGCGAAGGCGGAGGGGGAAAAAATCGACCAGCTCCTCCTCGAGCGCACGCTGCGCCGCCTCAAGCGAGTCACCACGCAGCGACTCCAGAAACTCTTCCTTGGTCAGCTTGCGCTCGTCGACCTGTCGGCAGAGGATCGCGTAGAGCACCTCGCCGATCGTCGTGTACCGTGAGCGGATGACCTCTAAGGCTCGTCCGATCGTCGACACGTCGATCAAGTCGAACGGAATGGACCGGTCGACCTTGCAGACAGAGCCGTCCGGCTGCTCTTCGTCCTCTTGGACGTCGATACGCACTAGATCCTTGACTCGAGCGGCCGCACCGCACGTCATCACGACGCGCCACGGGCGGCCTTCGTCGTCCTTGAACTCACGCATGGTCAGCTCCTGAGCCCAGACCTGGTCAACGCACACTCGACGGTCCAGCTCGTCGCCCCGTCGAGCGGGTTGGTCTCGCTGATGCCGGTAACGACAGCGTCGAAGGACCAGCCGGCTTCCCCGCCAGATACGGCCACGAGCGTGCCGTCGAGTAGCAGATCGAGATCCATGTCACCGTCGTCGTTGATCTCAAACGACACGGTCGCAGCCCAGCCGGTGGAATACACGGCCTGCTCGCGCGACCCATACTCCTCGATCTCGATCGTGCGGGCTGTCGCTGTCCACGTGACGTTTCGCACGCTCGCGATGACGTCGCCGACGGTCAGCGTCGCGTCCTTGCCGAGCGTGATCGCCACGAGTCAGATGCCCCCCCGACGCGCGGTGATCGTGTACGTCACGGCGCCGTCGATGGACACGTTCTCGGTGACACCCATCACCACGAAGTTGCTCGTCGCGGTGTTGCTGACGAGCTGCGTTATGACGCCCGTGGCGTCGTGGCACTCGATCTCCCACGTCTGCGATTTGAATCCGGTATCGAAGGCGCGATAGCCGACCGTGCCGGTGCCGACGTTGCTACGGTTGGACACGTCGACGACCTCGGCCTCCTCGGTGTACGTGGCCGAGATGACGTCGGTGCCGAACGGTGGGGCGCTCGCCGCCTTGAAGCCGAGGGTGATCGCCATGGTGGTCTCCGGTCAGGTCTGGGTCTTGTATCGCTGGGCGCTGACGGTGTACGTGATGATGCCGTCGATCGGCTGCGACTGGGCCACGTTCGTCACGACGAATTCGACGGCGTTGCCAGTCGTCGTGCCGGTGAGCGTGAACGTCTGGCCGACGTCCTTGCCCGGGTCGTCGACGCACTCTACCTCGATGGTCTGTTCGACCATGGCCTTGACGAAGGTCCGAAACGTGTCACCGAACTTGGTGACGTCGACCTCGTTTGCGGTGTTGTTCACGGTGATCGATCGGGCATTCGACAGGCCCGAGATCGTGACGTCCTTGCCGAGGGTGACGGCCATGTGCGGCTCCTGCTGGTGTCACTGGCAGGGTACGGGCAGGCGACGCGGCTGCCGCAGGGGGTGTGGACGGTTAGGCCGCGCGGATGGTGTCGCGGAACCGCGTAAAAATGCGGGCCACGACCTTCTGCACGCCGGCAGCGCCCTGCATGAACGGCCGCTTGGGATAGCTCACTGACCGCGTGATCGTGGTCTTGTCCCAGTTGCTGGCACCACGAAATCCTTTGTGAGTCCACAGGATCGCGCCATAGTCGTAGTCGCCGCTGGCACGTCTCGGGATCGGCTTGCCGGCATCACGCGCATCCTTCGCACGCCTGGCGGCGCCAACGCCGATCCGCCACGCCGTCAGCGTCAGGGACCCGCCAAACTCGTGCAGCCGGCCAAGCCAGTCGGACTTAAGTGTGCCGATGACGACGCTGCGTGTAGTCCCGTCCCAGTAGTACATGATGTCGTTGTAGAGCCAGCGCTTTGGCGCCCACGACTTTGGCGGCTTGCCGGCTGGCCGCGGCTTGCCGCTGCCAAGCATCGTGAGGTCTCGGTACAGGCCGTTCATGAACTCGACGACTGCCCCGGCCTTGACCTCACGCTGCCCGGCCTTGGTCCGCTTGGGTGCGTTTTGACCGATGCCTTTTTTCGACGCCTGGCGGATGTCCATGCCGGCCTTTTTGAGAGCCTCGTAGTTGGCTCGCTCGAGCAGCCGGCGCACCTTGGACCGGTCGAAAAACTGCCCCTTGACCCGCGCGGTGATCGCACGCTGGCTCGCGGTCGCGGCCGACACTGGCCGGCGGTTTCCGCCACGTCTGCCGGCCATCAGCGGAAAGTCCTGTAGGTGGCCGTGATCACAGCCCGCCAGACGTTGCGGTCGTGCAGTGCGTCGTCCGGGTTGACCTCGATCGCGACCTCGACAGGCGTGGTCACGCCGCTTGGCCAGACGACCGCCTGGTCCCAGCTGTGTGCCCGGATCGCGTCCGCGATCTCCTCGGCCAGGTCCAGCATGTCGTCGGCCATCTCGTCCGACGGCGTGTGCCGGCCGACGAAGACGGTCGCCTGGTAGTCGTACTGGTGGTGCGTGCGGTCGACTCGCTCGATCGTCAACGTGCCCGGCATGACCGCGATCACCGGGTCGACCATCTCCTCGATGGTGTAGTCCGGCCAGTTGACCCGCTCGACGGCCGGCTGCGTCGCCACCGACGTGAACGTCTCGGCGTCTAGGCCGTCGGCAAGAGCGTCGGCAATCTCACGCAGCGTGCTGCTCATGGGCCTCGATCTGCTCCACGTTCTTGACCAGCCGCGGGTCGTCCGGGCATCGTCGCACAGCCTCGCGTGCGTACTGCAGGGCTTGTGGGTGCTTGCCTAGATTCCATGCAGCCACGGCCGCCAGGTCGTAGGCCTTGGTGACAGCGTCCGGATCGGTGGCGTGCGTCGACTCGCCGGTGGCCTGCATGGCCGCCTCCGCGAACGTCAGGCACTCCTGCCACTCCTGCCGCTGGTAGTGCACCCACGCGAGTTGCTGCCACGCGTCGGGCTCCGCCTTCGCCTCGTAGGCTGCCCGGTGCAGATGCCGCTCGTCTTGCGTCAGCCGGTACAGGGCGCGGTAGGCGTAAGACCGCTCCGTAGGCGTGCCCGGCAGGCCGAGGTAGTGTGCGAACGTCGCCGCGGCGGCC